GTGGTGCCGTTCGATACGGCATCATACTGCGAGGTGAAGATGGTCGAGACCTTGTGCTCGCCGCTCTGGTCGAATTGCATGGTGACAATCACCCGGTTGCTGCCAGAGGCCCGCGTGTACAGCCTGAACCGGATGTACGAGCCATTGCTGACGACCGTATCTGCACTCGAAACGGCGCTGAGGTAGTACACGTGGCCGGTGACTGTGGACACCTCGCCAGCAGGCAGGCTTGCCGTTCCGCTCGCCGCCTGCGAGTAGCTGCTCACCATCTGGTTCCACGGAAGCGTCCGCCCGTGGATGCTCTCGATGGTCGCAGGCCCGTCCGTGCCGGGGCACACGCGCTCCACCCATGCTGCCGTGTCGCTCGGCCCTCCGCCGGTGATGCCCTCCGCTGCGCCTGCGGTGAGGTCAGGGAAGGCGTTGTTGGAAAGCTTCGCGGGAGTCACGGCACCGTCTTGGATGGTGGTGGTCCACTCGGGATGCTCTTCGAGCACTTCCTCCACGGTGTCTGCGATGTGCGCCACGTGCTCGTTGAGGTTGTCGATTGCTTCTTGGATTTCGGTGTCGTAGGTCTCTCCGGGTTCCTTGCCAGCGAGGGCGTCTCTGAGGATGGTGACGTGGAAGCTCTGGGTGGATGCGATGACGGTGTTGCCCTGCAGGAGCTCGAAATAGGCGTTGTCGGTCTTGCCAGCGACCGACGCGGCCTCGGTCTCGTCCACGACCACGCTCACGGTGCTGTTGGCAAGCGATGCGGCCTTGCGGTAGTAGTGCTCGCGGTCTGGCAACGGCATCACGAAGTAGGCGCTGAGCCCGGAGGTGTCGAGTGCGGTGCCGTGATCGTAGAGGTCCGCAGAGATGGTGGTGCCGTTCTTGTCACCCTGGCGGATGGTCACGCCACCGAACTGACTCATCAGATGGTTCGTCGGGCCCTTGTTGAGGTCCAACTTGAGCTGGTAGGTATTCATCGTGCCTCCTTTGCGAGTCGTGCTTCGAGCTGCTCGATGCGTCGCTCTAGCTGCTGTGCGTAGGCCGTGAGCGGTGCAATCAGTGCCGTATAGTCAAGCGTGAGAGGGTCGTAGTCGAGAGACTCGTCCGTGTGCTGTGCCGTGACGGTTGCCGTATCCCAAAGGTCTGCATCCTGCACGTCCTGAGCGTAGAAGCCAAGATGTCGCTCTCCGTCCTTGGAGTAGAGCGCCGGTCTTAGCTTGCGCACGAACTCGCATGCATCGTCGGACAGGTACTCGTGGTGCTCCTTGAGCCTGCGGTCAGAGTTTTGCGTGAGCGTGCCAGCAATCCAGAGGTTGCCTTTCTGCGTGACATACAGGGCATCTCGCCTGTTGCTTGTGGACTGGCCACGACCAATGATGAACAACTTCGAATCGTTGTACTGACTGGTAGACGGGTCGGTGCTGTCCTGTACGTTGTTCATGCCGATAGCGGTCTGGTAGTTTGCTGCTGCAATCGTGTTGTAGCCGCCAGCATGCGAGTACCTACCGCTAGCCGTGGTCTGGTAGCCCTCGGCGTGAGCTCCGTAATCGCTGGCCGTGGTTCCGTCACCCTCGGCATGCGTGTAGAGGGCACTTGCTGTGGTCTGATGGCCCTCTGCGTGAGCGTCACCATCACTAGCCGTGGTGTCACCGCCCTCGGCGTGTGAGCCAAAGCCGCTCGCAACGGTCATGTTGCCCTCGGTGTGTGCCATGTCGCCAGATGCTTCGGTGTAGAAGCCCTCCGCATGGGAGTTAGCACCACTCGCTATGTTCTTGAAGCCGTCGGCAAACGAATACGCACCGGCAGTGCTGTCGGCACGTCTGATGCCCATCGTGTAGTACTTGAGCGGTATTCTTCTTGTCTCATAGACTGCGGTGACAGCTCTCCCGGCTATTGGTACGGCCCTGAATATGAAGTAGTCACCACGACTGTCACCACCAATGGCCACGCTGTACCACCATGCTCCGTCAACGAGCACCATAAGGCTGTCTGCGCTACTCAACGGATACGTGAGGTAGTACTTTGTCGATGAGTTGCCGTCGCTGGTGTAGAAGTCCGCATACCAACCGGAGGTTGCGTCGTTGGGCTCGGCAACTTCCATGAAGCATGAGCCATCGTCCGCGATCATCTGGAAGCTGTCCTCGTTGACAACCGAGTGAGCCTTACCAAGCGCACCAGTGCGAACCTCGGCAACTCCGTTGACGCTCTTTGCGGTGATGATGCTGCTCCCGCTACCGTCGAACACCTCCATGCCGTCACCGTTGATGCGCGTCTTGGCGTTGGTGCCGTCATAGCCGATGTCAAGGCCGGTGCTTGAGTCGAAGTCGAGATAGTTGGTCGCAACCTTCGCGGCTTCGGTCGCGGTATCCAGAGCGTTGGATGCCGTCTGGTTGGCACTGTTGATTGCCTGAGCGAGCGTCGGGGTTGTCGTGGCAGTCGTGCCATCGTCCCACGTGATGAAGCTGCGAGTCCAGATGTACTTACCGCTCTCCCAAGTCGGCTGGTTCGTTGACCATGAGCCGCCACTCTGCGTGCTGCTCGATGTCGAGAGGTAGTACTGCTCAACGATTGACGCGATGCCTACGCCATCGCTGCCGTCCGTGCCATCGGTGCCGTCTGTGCCGTCCGCTCCCTTGATGAGACTCCAAGAGTAGTCATGGTAGTCCTGAGAGTCGGCCTGAGTGCTGTCGGCGTAGGTGCCCAGATACTGCTTGCCAGCACTGACGGTCGTTGAGAAGTCCACCGAGCCGTCCGCACTGTTGGCCCATGCGATGTGAACGTAGGCGTTGATGCCGTTGGTACCGTTGGTGCCGTTGCTGCCTGCTGCTCCCCTGATGGAGGTGCGGCTACCAGAGCGCACACTGTCAGTGCCAACGCTCGATATGGTGTAGCGGTAGTATGAGTAGACGATGATGTCACCAACCTGCGGCGAAACCCCTGCAGGTCCGGTGAGCGAGGATAGCGCGAACGTGTAGTTTGGCGTGGTCGGCGCTGCCGTTGCGGTCCAGATCTGCGAGCCGTCCGCTCCGTCCGTGCCATTGGTTCCTGCTGGGCCCTGCGGTCCTTGGATGGTGCCAACGTCGAGCCATTGGGTGCCGTCCCAGACGTACAGGTCACCGGCAACGAGATAGCCGTCACCAACATTGCCTGTCGGATGGTCGGCGATGAGGTCTGCGTAGGTCGCGTAGCTGCCGAGGATGGTGACGCTCGTGCCGTCCGCTCCGTCCTGCCCGTCGCGCCCCGAGATCATGACGGGAGTGCTGTAGCTCGTGCCTGTCGGTGTGGTCGTAGCGGTTCTTTGCCAGATGTAGTATCCCGCCTGATAGGCTGGTGCCGTGGTGCTCCATCCGGAGGTAGGTGCCACGGTAGGGCTCTGGTTCTGCGCATACTGCACGTCAACGCTCGTGATGTTGGCGTCAATGTCGGAGAGTGCCTGCTCAACGGTCCTATCGCCGATGGTTGCCGTGTTGGCAAGCCTGAAAGCGCCGGTATCGAGGTTCCAGAAGTTGCCGTTGGTGGCGTTGCCGATGTAGCCTGCCACGAGCTGTGCCGTGGTCACCAGCTCCGATGCGATGTGCCCTGACTGGATGAGCGTCTTCCACTCCCAGTTGCCCGCGCTGTCCTTCGTGTCGGCGATGCGGATGTTGCCGCCTTTCACCTCCACGACCTTGGACGCCTCGTCACCGACAAGCGGGTCACTAACCGGCACGTCGTAGGTGCGGATGCCCTCGCCCTGCGTGATGTACGTGTAGCCGCCTGTGGCGTTGACTTCCTGATTGATTCTCCCAAGCAGGGCGTCCATGTACTCGCTCGTTGCCTGGTACGCGCTGGCATTCTCCACGTCACCGGAAAGGCGCGCCACCTCGCGCGAGACTCCTGCGAGCTGACGCGAGATGGACGTGCCGATGTTCCCGATGGTGAGCTTTGTCTGTGACGCGTCGAGCAGGTTCCCGGCTATCTTCGTGACTCTCGCGGTGAGCCTGAGCCCATCGCTGCCAAACGTTCGGTCAACGACCACGATGTTGTCACCGAGCGCCACGCCATGCGGGTCAAGGCCAGCTCGCACGAACTGAGCCACGTTGGCCTCGTAGGTCACCTTCGGGCTCGTGAGGTCTGCAAGGTTCTCCAGCCCCCATGCCTTCACGTCGGCTGGTTCCTCGTAGCTCTCGTTCATGATGATGAGCGTGGGATACTCCCAGCCACCTGAGCCGTCAGGGATGCGCGTGTACGGCACCACGGCATCGTTCTGCAACCACATGACGCCACCATTGACGCTCGAGATGTCCGGGCGTCTGGTGTAGCCGCCATTCTCGGTCTCCATAGACTTGCCCAACGGCACGATTCGGCATGGCCATACGTCATCGGAGACGGTGCGCTTGATGCTCGTTATGTCGTGGCCGTAGTCGAAGCGTCTGGTTGCCTCCGATGTGCCAACGTGCGTGAGCAGGTCTACGGCACGAGAGACAACTCCGTTGGTGCTGACGGTGATGGTGGCTTGCACCTCGCCGCCCCACTTCTCAACGACGGTCTGCAGGGCTTCCCAGCCAGATCGGCGATAAAAGCTCGATGAGCTGAGGGTCGGCACGGTGACGGTGCCCACGGTCCAGCGGTCGGTGCCTTCGAGCGCAACTCCCATTGCCACGGTAGCGGCCTTCGGTACGCTCTCATGTCCCGGCACGTAACCACAGCCGGTGAGGTTGTTGACGAACGTGGCCATGAGGTCGTACTGCAGAGACCAGGTGCAGTAGTACTCGTTCGTGACGTAGAGCCCGGTGTGGCTCTCGTTCGTGCCGAGCACGACAAACTCACGCCAGACGCCCATGCCGTCGCGGATGAGCAGACGGTCGGTCTTGCTGAGCGTCTGAAACGTGGTGATCGTGAGCGAGTGCTCTCCGTTGACTTCCTCAACGTAGGTCATGTTGAGCACTTGCGTTGGGTCGATGTCGGAGAGATAGGTTCCTTGGTGGTCGAAGACCATGATTCGAATCATCTGGTCCATTACAACCACCTTTCAGTGAAAGCAACGGTAGCAGCCCCTGTGCCGGTCATCTCGAGCGTGTGCTCTCCGGGCTCCAGTACCAGCCAGTCGGCATCGGGCACGAGAAGCGCAACGGTACCGTTGACCTTGAGCGTGCGCTTCTCGCAATCCGCGATGACTGGTGCCGAGCTCACGCCTGACGGGATGTAGGCAATCAGGTAGCTGCCGTCCTCGAGACGCAAGCGCCAGTAGCCACCACTGCCGTTGGCTGCTGCTGGTGCGCTGATGGTCGGCATGGTCGGGTAGGTGCCACCAACGGTGAACGTCAACGTACCACCAGACGGCACGGTGACGGTCTTGGTCTCTCCGTAGGCCACTGGGTCCGGCACCTCGAAGGTCACCTCGTAGCTGGTCGCATTGCGGTAGCGCGCGCCTTCGGAGTCGGCCTTCGGTATGGCCATGTAGTAGAGCCCTCCGTCGATGCTGATTGAGAGCGGCCTTGGCTCGTCAACGGCAAGGATGGAGGCAAGCAGCCGTTCCGCTGCCTGCCTTCCTGCGATGCTCCTGTCGATGATGGTGAGCCTGAGCGAGATGGTGCGCGCGCTGAGCGTCGCTCCGGTGAACAGGTTCCCGTCGCGCCCTGGCACGACTGAGGTGCCGATGTTGCGCGGGAGAAGCGAGTTTCTGAGGTCGGAGACGGCAAAGAGGTTGGTGAGGTCGTGGCCGTCGAAAACTACTTGAGTCCTCATGCGAGCATCGCCAGCCTCTCACGGTAAATCTTGCGGTCGAGTGCGTCCGCAATGCGGTCAATGTCGGCTTCCTCGCGCACGATGAAGGTGTTGCCGGTCACGGTGACGCCGCCACCGCCCTCGCGCACGATGCCGCGTGCAATCTCGCCGTAGGTGTTGCGGTTGAGCGGGAGCGCCGCCTCGCGGCCCTTCTCGCCGATACCGATGACGTTGGCAGAGTCGAAGACGCCACCCTTGCCGTACCAGTCGATGCCGAATGACGGCACGCTCACGATTCCGCCCACGTCATCCCAGCCCCACGTGATGTGCGGGAGCTTCGGTGCCGGGAGCGACCACTCGAAGTTGAACAGGCCCTTGATGTCATCAACGATGCCTTTGATCTTGTTGTAGGCCCAGTCGATCTTCTCTTTGATGCCGTCCTTGATGCCGTCGAAGATACTGAGCGCCTTCTCCTTCGCGGAGGTGAGCTTCTCGGAGATGGCGGCTCGGATGCTGTCAACGATGGTCGAGACGTTGGTCTTAATCTCCGATACCTTGTTGGAGACGCTCGTCCTGATGTTCTCGATGGTGTTGGAGATGAAGGTCTTGATTGCGGTCCACTTCTCATTGACGGTTGACTTGATGTTTTCCCAGATGTTCGCCAGTGTTGTCTTGATGTTGTTGACGGTTGTGGTGACGGTTGTGCAGATGCCATTCCAGATGTCGGATGCCTTCTTCTTGATGGCCTCCCACGCATCCGAGAAGTCGCTCTTGATCTTGTCCCATGCGAGGGCGAAGTTTCGCTTTTGCTCATCCATCGCGGATGACCAGTAGTCCATGACGCCCTGCCACCATTCGGGGATGCCGTCGATGAACGCCTGGAACGATTCCCATTCACGTGAGAACACGTCACAGAGGTTCTTCCAGTCGGTCTTCAAGCCCTCCCAGAGCTCTTTAAGGCCATTGCAGAAGCTCTCCCAGATGGCCTTGCCGGTCTCGGTCTGCGTGAAGAAGTAGACCAGACCTGCGACCACGGCGGCGATTGCTGCCACCACGAGCACCATTGGGTTTGCGGCAATCCATGTGAGCACGCCTCCAAGACCTGCGAAAAGCCCTGCGAGCGGCCCTCCGGTCTCTGCGAGCAGCATGAATCCGGCACCGACTTCGCCTAACGTTGCGGCGATGCCACCTCCGATGGTCACCATGGAGAGCACCTCGAGGGCGCTGCTCACTCCGCTGATTACGGTCGTGGCCATCGTATAACCGGCGATTACTCCGATTGCGGTAGCAATCGCGGTCAGTGCCGTTGCCAGTGCCTCGCCATGGTCAACGAGCCATTGGAGCGCCTTGTCGATGAGGTCAATCATGCTGTCGGCGAACTGCTTGAGGGCGTCGGTGTCGATGTCGGAGATGCCCTTGGCTGCTGCGTCGAAAATCTTCTTGAGGTTCTCGCCTATCTTGGTGTTGCCGATCTTCTCCTTGAGGTAGCCGACGGCATCGGCCACGCGAATCATTCCGCCCTTGACGCCATAACTCATCTTGTCGATGGTGGTAGAGATTTCCTCCTGCCCTACCTTGTCGAGAATCTCTGCCCATCCTGCGCCGATGCGGTTGCGGATGTTGTCGATGGCAGTGCCGATGCCATGGCTGTTGGCTCGCGCCTGCTCCTCGAATGACGCAATCTTCTTGCCGGACTCGTCAATGTAGCCGTTCTTGTCGATGTCGGCGATTGCCTGCAGGAAGTCGTTCCAGCTCACGGTGCCGTCTTCGAGCGCCGTGTGCAGGTCCTCGGTCGATGCCTCCGTGCCAAGCATGCTCCTTGCGACCATACCGAGCTGAGCTGGCATGACTGACGTGAGCGATGACCACTGAGCAGCCGTCGCGGAGCCCTTGCCGAGCACACGGTTGAGCACTGCCTGAGCGTTAGCGACTTCCGCAGACGATGCACCATTGGCAAGCATCATGTCGTTGAAGCCGAGCGCCGCTGCCGTCGCAAGGTCGAGGTCACCTGTCGAGTCTGAGATGGCTTGCGTGAGCGTCACCATGTCCTGCGTGGCCGTCGGCAAGCCGTCGAGATGGCCCATGATGGTCTTGATTGACCTGTCGGCATCCTCGGTCGAGTAGCCCAGCGACTGCATCACCTTGGGGTAGTTCTTGATGGTGTCGAGTCGGCTGATGCCGGTGCTGAAACCGCTGGCGATGCTGCCACCTGCCTTGCTGGCAAGACTGCCAAGCGCGGAGCCAAGCGCGGAGCCCTTCACGATGTCAACGAAGGAGTTGCTATATCCCTTGCCACTGGTCTTGCCAGTGCCTTTGAGCGCGCTGTTCACCTCTGAGGTGAAGTTGCTCATCTCGGGCATGATGGTGATGTAGTAGGTTCCTACCTCTGCCAAGGTATCACCTCCCTATAGCATTAGTCCGAGAATCTCGGCGGTCCTGATCGCCTGCATCTCGGTCTCTTCGACGGCCCTCTTGTGCGCCTCTTCCTCTCCGGGGAGGTCAATGCGCTCCGGTGCCGTCTCCTTGTTCTTCGCTTCCTTGGTGTTGGCCCAGTGCCAGATGCGCTGGTTGAGCTCGATTTCCCTGAGCAGGTGCGCTTCCAGCGAGTGAGCTGCCGCTGGCGCTATCGCGGTCTTGGTCCTGCTGTCCTTGGGGAGCTGGTAGGCGAGCACTGCTGCCCGGTGCACCTCAACGGTGGTAACGTCGGTGTCTCCGTCGAGTCCGAGCGACCAGAGGTCTAGGTGGTAGTACTGCTGGAAGTCTGCGAGCAGCTCGTCAGGATGGTCCCTCGCGCAAGACGCGAGGAAGGCTAGTTTTTTCCTTGCCGGTTCTCCTGCGTGATGGCTGCGATGAGCTCACCCATGGTCTCGATGTCATCACCGAGCGCGTCTGCGATTTCCTCGTCCTTGCCAAGGAAGAGGTTCTCGATTGCCCTGACGCCACGCGCCTCGTCACCGGAAGCGAGCGCCTTCTGCCACTTCCAGCTCTTGATGCACTTCTCGTCGTACTCAACGGTAACGCCACGGAATTCGATGGTCTTCAATGCTTCCTCCTATGTGAAATGCCCCAGCAGGAAGTCTGCTGGGGCATTCGTCTCGTTCGGTTGCCTGCGTCGGGCGCTAGACTGCGCTGGTCTCGGTGGAGTCGTACCAGTCGTAGCAGCCGGTGCCGTCCTCGTCGTTGGAGTAGGTGATCGTAACCTCGTGAGTGCAGGCGGTGGTCTTGTTGTGGGTCACCTCGGAGATGCTGGTCACCTTGCCGTCCGGAATGTACTTGGTCCAGGCGCGGTCATCCTTGAGCAGCAGCAGGAAGACGTACTGGTAGTGCTCGCTGGCGCTGCCCCAGTTGTGCTGCACCTCGAGCACGCCGCCCGCGTCGGTCACGTTGTCGTGGCCGTAGACGGTGCCAAGCGTGTGCTTCTTGATCTCCATGAAGCCGACGGTCAGGCTCTCGGTGACGGGGCCCTCGGTCTGGTCGAGCTCTTCGAGGTTGATGTCACGGATGGCATCGCCAGAGTCCATGTCGGGGCTCTCAGTGAAGCCGTCCTCGGGGATGTAGCCCAGGCACTCCCAGCCGGTCGGAGGGTTGCCGTTGGTGAGCCACGAGGAAGCCTTGTAGGCGGTCTTCGTGGGAGCACCGGCGGTGCCAACAGGGGCGCTGAAAAGGTAGCCGCCCTTGTTGCCGCGAACGGTGCTCACGTTCTGCTTGTTGTTAGCAGCCATATGCTGCCTCCTTATTCGTCTGTGTTGATAACGAGCTCAACGATTGCCAGATAGCGGCCCTGTCCGGTGCGCGACCATTCCTCGCTGCTGAGCGTCTCGAGCTGGCATGCGCTGAGATACGGATGGTCAAGCGCCGCATCCTGCAGTGCTTGCACGGCAGAGAGCGCGATGCTCTGTGCCTCAGATGGCGTCGTTCCCCAGCACATGAGGTCGTAGCGCGGCATGAGCAGGAAGGGCGTCTGCTGGCCACCTGAGTAGCTCACGTGCACGAGTCTCTCTGGCCTGTCCTGCGGTAGGTCGGTGGACACCGGCACCACGAGAGCATCGCTGAGGATGTCAATCACAAGCTTTGTGGTATCCATCGCCTACCTCCTTTTGCGGCCCTTCTTGCGGCCCTTGGATGAGCCAACGTTGCCGCCCATGGTCTCGCATGCCATCCTGAGGGCGTTGTGGTGACGCTCGCGCCAGTAGTCGCTTGTCGTTACGGTCGTGACTCGCGTATGAATGCGGGTGATGCCAACCATGGAATTGACTTCGTAGTCGATTCCGCTGATGCCTGACGCTGCTCCTGCGAGGTTGTAGGCTGCGATGTTGCATGCGTTCTGGGCGTCTGGCCCCTGCATCACCTCGCGGTAGCCACGCTCGCTGTGGTGGAACCATCCTCCCTTAGCCAAGGTAGCTCACCGCCTCCACGCACCAGCTATAGTCACCGGGCACGTTCATGCGCGGGTAGCTGTATGGCTCGCCGATGGCCTTGAACTTTCGAGCAAAGAGCGTCATGTCATCGGGCGGATAGCATGCGATGATGGCACCTCTGAGGTCTGCGTCCACCTCCTTGCGAAGGTAGAACGTCATCGTGACGCGGGCTCCGTGCGGCCTTCCTTCCTCGATGTCATCGGAGGTCTCGGGCTTGCTCGTGCCGGGGGCGTAGAGGCATGCGGTCTGGATGTCGGGCTCGTCTGCGTACTCGACGGGCACGTTGTTCCACGCGTCTGGCTCGCCCTGGTGAGCGAGCCAGACTGCGCACGGAACTGCCCGGAACGGCATCGGGAAGCTAAGCATCTGAGACCACCCCATATGCGGGGTAGATGATGCGGCCCTTGCCAGCTCCGACACCGAGAATCTTGCGCTCCTGCCGCGTGAGGTACAGGTCACCATTGGGATTAGCGAAGTGCGCGGTCTGGTCGAAGGGACCGACTGATGCGCTCACCTGACTCACTCCGAGAGCGTCTGACGCGCTTGCTATCATCGCGCGGATGACCATGGAACAGCAGACGCGCTTGAGTAGCGCGGCCTGCTGCTGGTCTGATGGGTCAACGTTCACCAGTGCAGAGAGCATGACTGAGGCGTCCTCGATGAGCACCTCCGCCTTGTCCTGCTCGTCGCTCGTGAGGTCGCGCCACCTTGCAACCACGTCTGAGACTGTCGCAAAAGCCATGGGGCACCTCCTAAGCGGTCAGAAGCGCAATGAGCTGGGCCTTCGT